CCGACGTCAAGAAGCAGCTCGGCGAATGGCACATCGTGGTCGAAGGCTGGGAGGATACGTACGCTTCCTGGCTGCACGACGCGCAAATCAAGGTCGAGGTCGGCGACGATGCGGAGAACGCGCTGGAATCCGGCGCGCAGCAGTCCCACACCTTGGCATCGCAGTTTATGCCAATGGCTTTGACGTTGAATGCCCGTCCATCCCCGCAGTTGGCCAGCCATCCGATGAAAACCGGGTCACCGCCGGCGCGTTTGAACTCGGGAAACAGGAGCATGTCGCCTTGCACCTGCACGAAGACGGGTTCGGCCTCGGAACGCCACCGCCATGCGCGCCGGTATGTGGCCAACGATACAAGGAACGCCAGCACGGCGATAACCACGCTCGCCGCTGGTGCGTTGGCTTTCAGTGCGTCGATGGCGTTCCTCAGTAGCTCGAACCATGTCAGGTCCGCGTCCATTTATTCTTCCTTCCTTCGTTGTTTGAAAGGTTTGGTTTGTGCGATTACAAGCCTATCGCTGCGGAGGAAGGAGCCTAAATCCATGAATCAAGGAGCAGTGAAATGAGCGTTTTCAATCCGGAATGCACCAGCAATTACTTCCAGGTGCAGGACATCGACCCGTCGGAATGCACCGGCGGCAACCCCTACGCCTTCAAGTGCCGCATCAAGGTGGCCGGAAGCACGTTCGGGTTCGATGGCTTGGACATGGGCGACCTGCAGGCGATGAAGGGCGCGATCAACAAGGCGATGACGCACGCGCGTCGAGCTCGCCGTGAATGGGAAGGAGCCCAGGAATGAGCGTCACAGTCAAGCGAGTGGACGGCAAACGGCATTGCTTCTTCGAGCTGATCGTCGAGACGGAGGACGGCATGACGGTGCGCGTCCCGTTCAACGGCGTCGAGCTTGAGGACTTGGAAAGGCAGATCACGCGATGCTTCGAGCAGTGAAGCGTTTCATCAAGATCGTTCTTCTGATTCTGCTCAGCCCCCTCGTGTTGTTCATGCTGGGGCTGGTGCTCGCGATCGTCCGTCTGGGTGATTTCCTCACGGACGACTGACAAAACTTAACGGCATATGGGGCGTACGGCGTACCCCTGCCACCGCTGAGCCGGGTTAGCGACCGGTAACGCCAGGCGCGTGGCTATCGCGTCATTTGCGAGACGAAATTTAGCTCCCGACCCTCTCAGGCCGTCGATTAAGGCGGAATCGGGCGACCATAGACGGCTTCGGCCGTGGCCTGATTGGGGACCATTCCCGGCGGCTTCGGCCGCTCTTGTTATCGACGGCGCGGCTCCGACCGAAACGTTCTGCAAGACCTTTGGAATCTGTTGAGGCTCGGCCGGGGAATCTCGGCCGGGCGTTTCCATCAGCAGATTCTAGGTCTTGACCTCTCAAGCGCTCACCAACCGAAAGCTACAGGAAGGATTGAAATTGAGCAAGGCAACATTCCCCGACAAACTGAGGACGCAGATGAGGATGACACTCCCGATGATCGACAAGAACATCAGATGCAGGGCGAACACCTCACGACAGTCGTTGATGAAGGCGTCCGGATTGAACGACAACCAGCTCCAGGCCGCTCTGAAAATGGCCTACGGAGAGAAGGGCGTGCCAGCTCCCGTCTACCGTTCTCCCGCCGCCGGCAAGATGTACGATTCCGAGTCTCTGCTGTTGACGCTGGCCAAATGGTGCGGGATGTGGGCCTATGTCATCGAGGATTAAGCCGTCGTTGCACGAGGTGCTGAACTATCCGGAGGAATCGCGCAGGATGCTCATGCAGGGCTTCGCCGACGCTGTGGACCACATCGCGGCGAACAACCGGCGCACCGACATCGAACTGTTCCAGGTCTGCCGGGCGCTCGGGGAGCCGAACGTACCGACCCTGCTCAGTCTGTGCGATGACGGTCTACCGGCGTACAAGGCCGGCGCATGGCGCATCGACTGCCGCAGTTTCCGCAAATGGGCCACCAGATACACGCCATATAAGCCGCAACCGAAACCACATACCACTACGTATAAAGAGGAGCAGCTGTTTTGAAACCGCAGATCCGTATCTCGCTCGGAATCGAGGACCACGAACCGCAGCCAGGTGACATGGAGATAGGCCAGAACATCATCTGCCCGGACGGACCGCGCATGGTCTGGTCGGACATCTCGAAGGCCGACTGGCCGATTGTCGCCGCGAAGCTCGAACAGATCGCGCTGCTGCTCAGAAACACGGTCGCCAAGCACATCAACTCTCAGGAGGAATTGCTGTGAATCGTGCACATGTGCGCAAAGAGGTTGACAAACTGTTCTACACGCGCGAGGAGACGGCGGAATTACTGGCCGTGAGCGTCAGGACGCTGGACAGGTGGAGGGAACAGGGCAAGGGCCCCAACGCGACGTTGTTCGGCCCTAGGACCATCCGCTACAGCGCGGGCGACATCATCAGATGGAAAAGGAGGATTGGCGAATGACTACGAGACGACGCAGCCTACCCATCGGCTTGAAATCGAACGTTGCAGCAAAGTGGGGCACCGAGTGTTGGCTGCAACTGCCGGGATGCACTGGCAGGGCAGACACGATGGATCACATCATGCCGTACGGAAAGGGCGGCACGGACACTGTGAAGAACATCCGCCCGGCCTGCAAGCACTGCAATTCCATGCGTGCCGACCGTATGGTGCAGGGTCACGGGTTGGACGTGCTGATCCTCATGGCCCCGCCTACCGTGGGTTACATGACGTATATCCGTCGTAATTCCGATATATTCATCGACTTCACCGCCATGCTTGACGCGCTGCATGACAGGACCAAGGACGCGCCATTGGATGACGCAGCCTATATGACGGCCGAGGGCATGTGGATAGGCGCGGCCAACAGGGCCATGCGATTGGTCACGCACAGGCGCGTGGTGCTCAAGGCACCGCCAGGCGTGGCAGCAGAGCGTTGGCGTGAGTGGGCCAGACTGGGCTACGAGCTGAAAGTGTCGTACGCTCACAACGTCAGCGCATTCGATTGCGATGCGGAGCTTGAGGCGTGGAAGAAGTGGATGCGGTCGGGCATCGTCAGTCAATCGGTCGAGGCCGTGGAGACGAAGATGATCGAGGATTGGCGTCGGTTCGGCTTGGTTTTTTAAGCACCGTCGGCCATCGAAAAGAGCCCGCCACTCTTTTCGTCTCTCTCCGACAGGGAAAATAAAAAAACCGTAGGAAAACCGTTGGAAAATAGCGGAAACATGATGATTCTAGCATGATTCGTGATGGAGGTGTGTCATGCCGATGTTCGATGGCATGGACGAGGATACCGGACGCGACATTGGACCTATGGAGGCCACCGTCAGGGGATTCACCTCGTCGTTCGACCGTGAGAGCGTGGACCAGTATCGTCGCGTCATCATGGCCGGCATGGAGAGCCTGGCACGCAACATCGATTCACAGACGCAGCGGGGGCGGGAAATATCCAGGAACATGACCGCTTTATTGGATTGCGTTCGTGAGCTACGGCAGATGGACATGGAGACTGGTGGCGGCGAGGACGACAAGGCGACCCGTGAACTGTTGGAGGCTTTGCAGCTATGAACCGTGTGGAGCCGCGCTATTGCACTCCGCGCAACACCAAGTATGAGACGGACGGCGGCAAGACGGCGCTCATAGCCCAGACGTTGGGCCGTCCGATGATCCCGTGGCAACGGTTGGCGTCGGACATCGCCGGCGAATACGAGACGGACGAGCAAGGCCGTCACATCCTCGTGCATCCCCGCGTGATAATCAGCGTCCCACGCCAGTCCGGGAAGACGAACGGCGTGGACGCACCGGGGCATATCCGCAGCATGCTCATGGGCCCAAACAGGGTCGGCTGGTACATCGCACAGCGAGGCACCGACGCCGTGGCCCACTTCAAGCAACTGGTCAAGGACGTGGAGGCGTCGCCCTTGCGCACGTTGATCGCGGACGTGAAATACACGGCAGGCGACATGGGCCTATGGTTCAAGAACGGCAGTGTGTTCAAGCCATCACCGCCGACGGATAGCAGCGGTCATGGTTTCCAGGGCGACCGCATCACGTTGGATGAAGCGTGGGCGTTCACAGAGCAACAGGGCCGCGCTCTTATCCAAGCGTTCGTGCCTACCACCATCACCCGCCTGCAATTGATGGGCCAACAGCCGCAATTGTGGATCATGTCGACCGAGGGGACTGCTGATTCGACGTTTCTCAACCCGCTGCTGTCCGAGTGCCGTCATGGTCAATGCCCGGAATCGTGGACGGTCATCGACTACGGGCTGCCGTTCGACGCCGACCCAGAGGATTTGGACGCTGTATGGGCGTCCCATCCGGGAGCCGGTTACCTGTTCAACCGAAAACAATTAAGGGGTTTCCGTGACGAGTTCAAGGGCGACCCCGCCGGATGGCGTAGAGCATTCTGCAACATCCGTGATGATGGAGCGTTGGAACGCGTCTACACTGACGACATCTGGCAGGCGACCGCATGCGAATGCGATAAGCCGATACCATGGGAGCATGCGGTCATCGGCGTGGCAGTCGACATCGACCAGGCATCCACCAGCATCGTCGCAGCATGGAACGGAGCCGATGAAATCCCGCACGCCAGGCTCATACTCCGCATGCCTGGAACCGTGGGCGCTGCCGACCGTGTAGCGGATATCGCCATGACCAAGCATGCGACCGTGTGGCTCGACCGCAAGGGGCCGGCAAGCATCATCACCGACCAGCTGGCCGGAATATACCCGGACGTTACCGTGGCCGACATGAGCGCCGCAGACATGGCTGCCACGGGACCGTCCCTACTCGACATGATGCGCAACAACGCGCTCCGACACGACGCCGCCACAAGCCTCGACCAAGCGGTAGGCGTGGCCGTCCGCCGCTGGTCGGGCGACACCTGGTATCTGGACCGCCGCCAATCGCCGGGCGACATCAGCCCGATAGAGGCCATGCAACTGGCCGTCTGGGGATGCCGACACCAACCGGACGACGTGCCGCTACAGATTTTTTAGATGTCCACTCCTGTCGTCTCCTGTCGTCTCCTGTCGTCTTAATTAGGGAAACCATCGCACCACGTCGCATCATGACGGGCATGGGAATCATCAACAGTCTGCGCAGCATGCTCGACCTGCACACGCGTGCCGAGGCGATAGCCAACACGCCTGCCGCGACCGTGCCACCATCGCGCATGCCAGCGCTCGTGGACCCCATGAGCATGATCCCCGTCTGCCGTGGCGTGCAGATATTGGAAACCGCCATACGCAGCCTGCCGATGGAGCAACGCGACCAGGACGGGAACCGCGTACGCATGAGCGGCATCATGCGCGACCCGTCACCGGGCACGCCGCGCGGCGAACTGATCGCCGCCATGACCGCCGACCTCGCGTTCAACGGCAACCTGTTCCTGCACAGAATCACGATAGGCGGCACCACATGGGCCGTCCGGCAACTCCCATCGAACCTCGTGACGGTCATCGACGCGAACAACAACCCGGACCATCCCGACCTGCGCTACTGGTACGGCGGCGTGCAACTCGACCCAAACGACGTGATCCACCGCAAATTCATCTGCCTGCCAGGCATGGTCAAAGGCATCGGCCCCATCACCATGGCCCGCCTCCAATTGCAGGGCATGTCGGACACCGAAGCCTACGCAAGCAACTGGCGTAACGACGGCAGCTACGCAGCGTCCGTATTGACCAGCAACCAAGTATTGAACGATGCGGACGCCGAACAGGCCAAACAACGGCTGCTGAACAACCGCAAGGGCGGGGACCCGCTCGTATTGGGCAAGGGTCTGCACTACGAGAGAATCACAATGTCGCCGGAGGACATGCAGTTCCTCCAGACGCGCAGCTTCGACGTGACCAGCGTAGCCCGCATGCTCGGTGTCCCGGCGAACCTGATGCTTGCGTCTGTGGAGGGCAGCAGCCTCACGTACCAGAATATCGAACAATCATGGATTGAGTTCAGCTCGTACACGCTTCAGGCGTACGCCATGCCCATCTGCGACGCGCTCAGCCAACTCGTCCCGTCACGCCAATACATCGCCATGGACTGGGACTCGGCGCGACGCTCCGACACGAAGAGCCGGTATGAGGCGTATCAGCTCGCCATCGGCATGGGATTGATGGACGTGGACGAGGCACGACGCCGTGAGGGCATGCCACCAAGGACCGAAAACACTACAAACGCTTCGACGCCGGCAGGCAAGGAGGTAGAGGCATGAGCATCGAATACAGGAACATTCCCACATTCGAGATCCGGGAAACCAAGGAGGGCGACGGCATGACCGTCGAGGCCCGCGTCGTCCCGTTCGACACACCCACCAACATCGGCTGGTACACGGAGACGTTCGACCGCGACTGTGTATTCGACGGCTTGGAGAACGTGAAGATGACCGTGGATCACGATCACGTCATCGGCACATGGAGCGACTTCGACCAGCGCGAAGACGGCATGTACGCGACCGGTCACATCAGCAACACCAGCGAGGGTCGCGACATCGCCCAACTGGTCCGGGATAAGGCCATCGACGCTTGCAGCGTCGGATTCGTGCCGGTCGAACGCAGCGTGGACCAGTCGGACATCGTGCACCGACGCCGCGTCACCCTCAAGGAAGTCGCATTGACCGGCCTGCCGGCGTACCCCGACGCAAAAATCAACAGCCAACGCAACATCACCAACCAACCGGAAACCAAGGAGGACAAAGAAGTGGACGAGGAATTGATGAAATTCATGCAGGAAACCCGCAATTCGATTCTTGAGATGAAAGGCAAGATCGACAAGGGACCGGCTGCACCCATCGGCTCCCAGTATCGCAACGCCGGCGAATACCTCAAGGCATTGGCCACAGGCGACGAGCAGGCCGCACAGTTCATGAAGCAGGCGCGCGACTTCATCAACAGTTCTGACGTGACCAACCAGCCCGCATGGGTCACCGACCAGATCCGCCTCGTCGAGTCCCGTCGAACGGTCATGAACCTGGTCACACGCGCAGCGTTGCCGGCCAGCGGCATGAGCGTCGAATACTACGTATTGGGCAACGACACGATGAAGGCCGCCCAGCAGACCGACGAAGGCTCCGCATTGCAATACGGTGAAATCAGTCTTGGCACCGCGACCGCGAACGTGAACACTTACGGCGGATACACGCAGCTCTCCCGTCAGGTCATCGAACGCGCAACCGCCCCCGCGTTGACCACCGCCCTGCGCGCGTTAGCCATCGCCTATGCGGTCAACACGGAGACCGCGGTACGCACGTACATCGGCACCGCCATCGCCGGCGCATCCGCGAACAAGGTCACGACCGCTGCCGCACCATCCGCCATGACCGCCGACCAGTGGATCGACGCGATCATCGACGCCGCCACCGCCGTCGACTCGCGCGGCGCCATGCTAGGCACGCTGGCCGTCAGCCCGGACGTGTTCAAGGCCATCGCGAAAATCACCCGCCAAGGCAGCGCCCTGATGGACGTGAGCGGCCGAGGCCCGGACAATCTCGGCACCATCGACCTGACCGACATCCGTGGAACCATGATGCGCATCCCCGTGCAGATGCTCCCCACAGCCGCGACGGACACTGCCGCGTTCATCGACCCGGACAGCATCACCGTCTGGGAGTCGGGCGGCCCGTTCCAATTGCAGGACCAGGACATCATCAACCTGACCGGCACCTATTCGATCTACGGGTACATGGCCATGGGCACCACGTTCTCCGGCGGCATCACCCCGTTGGCGACGGCGTGAACGGCTGATCGATGGACGAATTGGACAACCTGACCGACAGGCTGCAGGACATGGTGGACGGCATCGACTCGCAGAAACCCGAGCTGTCCACCACCCTCGAAACCGCGCGATCCTACCTGACCGCGGGACTTACCGAATGGCCTTACGACCTCGCGCAGCCGATACAGGACGACATAGTGCTCGCAGTCGCGGCGGATTTGTGGACCGCTCGAACCGTGCACAACGGCGTCATGCAACTACCAAGCTCGGATGGCATCACCAGCTATAGGGTCAGCCCCGACCCGCTTCGGGCCGCGTGGCCGAAACTCCGCGCGGCCGGCGTACTGGCCGGATTGGGCATCGCATGAGCTGCACGATATTGGACGAATGGACGGCATTACGCCAACAGATCGAACAGGCCTCAGACCTGATCGTGAGATGCACCGGCGACGCGACGGAGATCAAACCCACATCACAGACCGTCATGGCCTACCTACAAGCCCCCGACCTCGAATGGGACATGTGGGGAAACGAATGGACCGGCACGTACACGCTCGTGCTCACCTCCGGCACATACATGAGCCAGGGAACCGCCGTGCAAACCATATTGCAGGCGATACAGGACCTCATGGACGCGGGAATCAACATGACCGACGGATATCCGGCCAGTTGGAAACTCGCCGACAGCACCGACCTCATAGCGGCATACGAACTCACCGTAAAACCAGACGGAACAACAGAAAGGATGATGCAAAATGGCAGCCAAAATTAGGACGTTGGGACCCGGGTCACTGACCATCGGCGAACCGGAATCCCCCGAGAGCTTCGGAGCCGACGTCACCAACGTCACCTTGACGCCCGACACGAGCACCGACGACGCTATCAACTTCCTTGACGGAAGCAGCGAAGCCGGGGCACAGATCACCACATGGACACTGGGCGGCACCATCAAGGAAAACTTCAACATGGACAGCCTCCAGGTCTGGTGCCTGAACAACGCAGGACAGACCAAACCATTCACGTTCATCCCATCCAACGAGGGAAACCTGCAACTGTCAGGCAACGTGACCATCGCACCGGTCGGATTCGGCGGCGACGTGAAAACAAAAAACGACCAGGAATTCTCGTTCACAGCCGCAGACGTCACCCCATCGCAGGTGCGGCAAGGGGAATTGTGACGGCTAACCATCATCGTCTGAACTATCGGGAGTGACCGATTTTGAGTGACTTCACCATGAGGCTGAACGCCAAAGGCCTACGTACTGCGGCCGCGCAATTCCGCGCGGCCGGCGTGGACATGCAGCAGCTGAAAAGCTCGTACAAGAAAATGGCCGGAGTCGTCAAAAACAACGTCGGACACGTCGTACCAGTGCGTTCAGGCGCTCTCAAACGAACATTACGAGCGTCCGCCACGCAGAAAAGCGGCGTCGTACGCGCCGGTACGAAGAAAGTCGTGTACGCGGGCGTCATCAACTACGGATGGCCCAAACACAACATCAAAGCACAGAACTTCATGCAAACCGGACTGTCCATGAGCGAGGCCGAAATCATCAGCCTCTACGCCCAGGCCATGGACGACGCATTGAAGACCATCAACAGTTAGGAATCATCATGGCAAGCCTGAAACTGACCTACACGAACAAGAAGACCGAAACCGTGCGTGTCACCGCGTTCGACAGCATGCACGGCGAGGAAATGGCCCAGAAAGAGGGCTGGAACTACAACGGCTACCGGCAGGCCATGTACGCGGTCTACTACAACCTGCGTGCACGAAACAAGACCCAGCTGCCGTTCGATAAATGGATGCAGACCGTCGAACGCATGGACGAGGTGACCGAGGAACCGGGGGAATCATCGACCGTCCCCGATGGCGTTCAGGAAGTCTAAACGAGGCAAGCGTCGTACTGGCCGCACGATTCGGCGGCACCCCGTGGGAGTGGCGGCGTGAAAAAGAGCCGGACGAGCGGGACATCTGGACGGCCTTGTGGCTGCTGGAACAGGAACAGGAACAAGTGAGGGAGGTGCAGGATGGCATCCAGGAAGAGCACGATCCAAGTTGACGTGACCGGCGACGCCCGCAGCGCCATCAAGGCGCTAGGACAGGTCACGGCCAAAATGGGCACGATGCAGTCCAAGGCGATAGCCGTCGGCAGCGCCATCGGCACCGTCATCGGCAAAGGCGTGACCGCCGCCATCGGAGCCATTCGCGACCTGGGCGGGGAAATCCTATCCCAATCCGACTCGATCCAGAAATTCCAAAGCACGATGGGATTCTCCGGATTCGACGATTCAGCCATCAAGTCCGCAACCAAGGCAACCCGCGACTATGCGGACAAGACAGTCTACGACCTTACGACAGTCCAGAACACGACCGCACAGTTGGCCGCGAACGGCGTGCAGGATTATGTCGGCCTAACCAAAGCTGCCGGCAACCTGAACGCCGTGGCAGGCGGCAACGCGGAGACGTTCAAGAGCGTGGCCATGGTGTTGACCCAGACCGCCGGCGCGGGCAAGCTCACCACCGAAAACTGGAACCAATTGACGGACGCGATACCGGGCGCTGCCGGCAGATTGATGGAATCCATGAAACAGGCCGGAGCCTACACCGGCAACTTCAGGGACGCCATGGAGGACGGTCAGATAAGCGCTCAGGAGTTCAGCGACGCCATCATGAGCCTGGGCATGGAGGACGTGGCCCAGCAGGCCGCCACCTCGACGGCCACGTTCGAGGGCGCGTGGGGCAACCTCATGGCCTCACTGACCGGTGGCGCGGCCGATCTGGTCAACATCTTCAAACCCGCGATAACGAACAGCATCGGATGGGCGGCAGCCCAGATAAGCACATGGTTCTCCATAGCCAACCAGGCGATAAGCGACTTCCTGAACGCGTTCACCAACACCGCATCGTTCGACGCGGCCTCGCAGACGTTCCAAGCCATCGTTGACGCGGTTAAGACCGTAGGCAACACGATAGGCACGGTGGCCGAAACCATCGTGCCGCAATTGTCGGGCATGGGCGCCGCGATCCAGAATCTGGGAGGCGCGTCCGGCATCGGCACCGCGATAGGCAACGCGTTCAACGGGGCGGCAGGCGTGGTGCAGACCATGGCAGGGGCCGTGAAATCATTCGGTGACTGGGTGAAAGCCAACGCCGAACCGATAAGCCTCGCGCTCGTGACAATCGGCAGCGGTTTCGCCGCGTTCAAGGTCGCCAGCATCATAAGCACCGTCGTCACCATGCTCAAGAGCTTCAGCGCCGCTTCAACCGCTGCCGCGATAGCACAGCAGTTGTTGAACGTCGCCATGAACGCCAACCCGATCATGATCGTCATCACCGCCATAGGCGCACTGGTGGGCGCTCTCACATGGTTCTTCACACAGACAGAGACGGGCCGGCAGATATGGGCCAACTTCACGTCGTTCCTCGGCTCGTGCGCGAACAACATCGTCGGGTTCTTCCAGTCCCTGCCGGGCAGGATAGGCGGCTTCTTTCAAAGCGCGGTCAACGCCGCGCAGGGAGCGTGGAGCGGGGTCACCGGATTCTTCAGTGGTATCTGGAACGGAATCACCTCGGGCGCTCGAAGCATCGTCGGCGGTATCCGTAACGCGTTCAGCAGCGCGGTCAACGCGGCGGAAGGCGTGATCGAGGGACTCGTGTCCAAGGTTCAGTCCGTATGGGACCGTATCAGCGGCATCATCGGTTCCATCAAATCAGGTATCCAGGGCGCTTGGGACACGATAACCGGACTATTGCCGTTCAGCGCCGCTCCAATGCGTGCGAATGCCATGGGATTCACACCGATGGCGGCCGCTTACGCTCCACGCATCGCCATAGGCGGAGCCGACAGCCAAAGCGCCTCATACGGTTCGCCACGACCGGCGTTCACGCTCACCGACTTGGCCACCGTGCTCAACACCGCGTCCGGCAAGACACCGGTCAACTACATCACCTACAACGTGCAATTGCCAGCCAGGATGATGGTCGGCAGCAAGAGCGAGCTGATCCGTTGGATCAAGCAGGGGCTGGCCGAGGCCGAGCGGAGGGTGAACTAGCATGCAACGCGTATACGCCTATCTCGACACAGGCGGTGGATTGCGGCCGGTAACGAGCGTATCCGACGCGCCGGCCATGCTCTCCGGCTTCACCATCCAGTGGGGCGTCGACTCGCCGGACACGCAGCCAGACCCGAGTGTATGCGACTTCACGCTCGTGGACCGTGACGGACGGCTCGCCGGGAACTTCATCGACCTTGCCGGCGCGAGGATCGCCATACGCATCAACGACAGTCCGACATGGGATCAATTGGGGCCGCAATTCGGCACGTTCGACGACTGCGCGTTCCCCTGGTATCAGTTGGCCGGACGATGGGACCCTCAATTGGGATACGGGGCACGGACCACCACCATCTTCGACGGCATCATCAGCACAGGCGGAAGCATAAGCAAGCACGAGGATTCATGGCTTATCGGACTGTCGGCCACCAGCCGCATGGTCTTATGGAAACGGCTGCAAAGCCAGGGACCGTTATCAGCGGACGGCTCATATCATTGGGCCGGCAGGCCGGTCGACCGTGTGAACGTGATGAACCAGCGTGCGGCAGCCATCAACGCGCCACAGGTGGACGTGACCGGACTCGACTATCCCGACAGTGTTGCCCCGTACGACACGGACACGTATCCAAGCCAGCTCGACCTGCTCCACAGGATGTTCGCCCACTCGGCGAAATATCCGTTATGGCACGAGGACGTGAGCGGTGACGTGACATCCATCGGGCACACCGATCTGGCGGTTTCAGCCGGTCTCGTGCTCGACGCGCAAGCCATCCCATACACGAGCGCCGATGGAGCGTTGAGAATGTCCATACCCGCGTCATCCGTGGAAACCGACGCCGACATGAGCCTGAGGATCATGGAACCTTGGACGCAGGCGCAGGTCAACGGTAAGAAAGCGGAAACCAAGGACGGGAAAACCTCGTTCACCGACTCGCAGATCACGTACACCGATTCGTCGCTGCCATTACAGGTAAGGAACTTGCAGAAGACCATCAGCCTGGACAGCGACTCAATCCTCGCGTCGGACAACCAGGCATACCCTGCATGGACTCCTACCGTCACTGATCGCACGATGATGTCCGGGATGCTGACCACGTTGGACACATGCGCCGTACCAGAAACGGTCACGTTCGACAGCCGACGCATCGACCCATACCAGGTGCCTTACGTGTTCAGGACGCAACCCAGCGGGCCCATATACATACTCGGGCAGGCATCCGACCATCTCACCCACGACGGCGGCACACCCACGTCATCGGTCGTGTGGACCACCATCGGCGGCACACTCACCTACGAATGGGTGAACGGAGAGCCGGTGATGCGAAACGAATGCAACCTATGCCCGATACCGTTCACACCGGGAACCTCGGCCACATGGAACGACTTGAGTGGATGGCCGGCCGTCTACTCCATGGTCAGCCTCACATGGGCGCAATTCGGACTCGTCCAGGAATTCACGACAACCAACCTACAGGAGGAATAAATGACGGCGACCACACCAAGATACGACCTCACTTATCCGACAGGGACCGACCAAGTGGCCGACACTCCGACCATATTCAAAAACATGGCCGACAGCGTCGAAAGCGCGTTGGGTGAGGTGGACGACCGCCACACCAACGCCGCAGTCATGCCCGTAGTCAGACCATCACTCATGCAATTGCAGCAGGCGACCGCCATAACCGGCCAAACAGGTTTCGTCACCGGCGGCAACGACGACAACGGCCCATATGTGTGGAACGGAACGCAATGGGTCAAGACCAGAACCGCCGACCAGCCATGGAACGGCGTATGGAGACTCAACTCAGAGATCTACACCGGCCGCAAATGGGTCGATGGCCGGAGAATCTACATGCAGGTAAGGGAATACAAGAATCTGGCGAACAATTCCAGAACATCACCGGGCATCAGCAACATGTATACGCTGCTGGATGCACACGTCATCACACAGGGCAAGAACGGCTACATGCAGCCATACCTTGCGACAGACACCTACTGGCATTCGGAAGTCGCGGTCACACCGAGCGAGATCATCGTGCGCAAAGGCTCGTCGAACACGGCCGCCATCAACGTCTGGATCGTCTTCATCTACACCGCGGGCGACCCGGCATGACCGAATCGATAATCAGCGCACTCATCGGCACGGGAGGCGTGGCCGTAGGCGCGTGCGTCCAGTTCGTGGCCACATGGGCGAAGACACGCAGCGACAAGGACACCGACGCCAGCCGCCTGCTCATCGAGGCGCAACGCCAACTCGACCAAAGCGCCCGAGACCGACAGCTCCTGTGGTTGTGGAACAGGGAACTTGTGGACGCGATATGGCGGCGCGCGCCTCCACCGCCACCGAGCGCGCCCGACGGGCTCTTCCAGGACAACGACGACGGAAAGGAATAAGCATGCGATGAGCATCACATGGATAGGCAGCCCCAACCACTACGCGGGGCGAAGGGGATACCGCGTCACACGCATCACCCTTCACATCATGGCCGGCTGGCTCGCCGGCACCGACAACATCTTCCAGCGTGCCTCATACCAGGCATCAAGCACCTACGGCATCGGCGGCAACGGGGAGACCCACCAGTACGTCGCCGAGACGGATGCCGCATGGGCGGACGGCAGCTACACAAGCAACTGCCAGACCATCAGCATCGAGCACCAGGGCGGACTCGACTTCATCCCATGCACCCAGGCATGCCTCGACGCCAGCGCCCGCCTATGCGCGGACATCGCCCGCCGGTACGGGTTCGGCAAGCTGGAACGCGGCAGGAACATATTCCTGCACCGGGACGTGCCTCCATACGCGCACCCGGCCTGCCCGGACCTGTGCCCGAACGGGCTCAACTGGCGGTACATCATCAACAAAGCAAACCAAATCAACGGATACGGAGACATCGACATGGCAACAGCAGCCGAAATATGGGGATACAACTACAACAAGAGCGCGTTGGGCGGCAACATGTACAACGCCATCAACTACGAACTGCCCGGCCGTATCAGCGACGTGAAGAAAGCCGTCACTGCCCTGCAGGCAACCGTCGCGGCCCAGCAGCGGCAGATCGACAAGCTCACCACGGCGCTCGGCAGCAACCCCGAGGACATCGCCGACAGGACCGCCAAGGCCGTCAGCGACAAAATCGACAAACTCGTCATCACCATGACCGCACAGGAGAAGGACACCGCCAAATGA